TTCTTCCGGCACGATTTCGGGCAGACCGTCCGCTCCTTTGCGATAGCCGAGGAACTGCTTGTATGGGAGGTTGACCTTTCCATCGGCAAACCGTTTTCTCTGTCCCCAGGTAACATTCTCGGATATGGAGCGGCTTTCTTCCTGTGCCAAGCTCGACATGATGGTGAGCAGCAGTTCGCCCTTGCCGTCAAAGGTGTAGATGTTCTCTTTTTCGAAGTAGACTTCTACGCCTTTTTCTTTCAGTTTGCGGATGGTAACCAGGCTGTCAACCGTGTTTCGGGCGAAGCGGCTGACCGACTTTGTGACGATGAGGTCGATTTTACCGGACATGGCGTCGGCGATCATTTCATTAAAGCCGATGCGATGCTTGGTATTCGTGCCGGAAATGCCTTCGTCGGTGTAAACCTTAACAAACTCCCATTCGGGATTGCGTTTGATGTATTGCGTGTAGTAGTCAACTTGTGCCGTATAGCTGACAAATTGCTCATCACTGTCCGTGGAAACACGGGCATAGCCTGCCACGCGGCGTTTCTGTGTGACTGAATTCGAAAGGTGGGTCAGCGGATGAATCGTCGGCGGGATAACCGTGACTGAACGCGCTGCTGTTTTGTTCATTTCTTTTTTCCTCTCGCTTGTTTGGCATATTCTCCGGCTTGCTTCCGCATTTCCGGCGTCCAACTGTCCTTTCTGGAACGGTCGGTCCAATGCTTGACGACTTCAGTGCCGTCAGTCATGCGGAACGCGACTGTATTGCTTTTCTCGGCACGGATGGAAGCAATTTTGCTTTTCACCGATTCGGGTTTGAGATTGCTTATTTCGAGAACTTCGCGGGTCAGAGCCATCAGGGTTTCTTCGGGGATTCGCTTTGCTGCGCAGGCGGCTTTGCCCAGCGTATGAAATGTTGTGCAACTCCAAAAGTGTTTGCCGCGCAAGGTAGTTCGCTTGTATGTATTGCCGCAGTTACCGCATCGAATCAGCCCGGAAAAGGCAGAACGCATCGGTTTACTTCGCTTGGCGGCTTTCTGCTCTAACATACGCAGTCGTTCTTGTGCTTGGTTGAATGTGTCGATATTGATGATTGCCTCGTGCGTTCCTTCGGCATAGTACATTGGTAACTCGCCTTTGTTTGGCACGAGTTTCTTTTCTATATGGTTGTTTCGATAGCGTTTTTGAAGGAGTGCATTACCGAGATATTTTTCGTTCGATAAAGTGTATCGCAGCCTCCTCGGAGACCATGTGCCGCCAAGAGTCCCCTTATAACCTCTCGCTTCCAAGTCACGGCAAATGGAACTCATGCTTTCACCGCTGTTGAATCGCGCGAACATCTCGCGGACAATGACTGCTTCTTTTGGATTAACGGTGATGCCGTCCGCTGTAATATCATAGCCGAACAAAAAGCGAAGATTCATCAATTCACCGTTTTCAAACGCTTTGCGCACACGCCATTTTTGATTTTCACTGGCGGACAGGCTTTCCTCTTGCGCATAGGAAGCAAGAATGGTCATCATCAGTTCACCGTCTGAACTCAGCGTGTGAATGCGCTGTTCCTCAAAGTAAACATCAACGTGCAGTGCTTTCAGTTCTCGGACTGTTTCCAGTAGCGTCACCGTGTTTCTCGCGAAGCGCGAAATGCTTTTCGTGAGGATAAGGTCAATCTTTCCGTTGCGGCAGTCGTCCAACATACGTTGGAATCCGTCTCGCCGATTTTTTGTGCCGGTGATGGCTTCATCGCTGTAAACGCCGCAATACAGCCAACCGCTGTGACCCTGTATCAGTGTACTGTAGTAGCTGACCTGTGCGGAGAGCGAATGCAGCATAGCATCCTTGCCTGTAGATACGCGGGCATAGGCGCAGACGCGCAAAACTGACGGCGGTGCAGAAATGCCGAAATCGACTCTGTTAACGATTCTTTTCATAGGAATTCCTCCTTCGGGTATGTTTCATATTACCTCTGTAAGCGCCTTATATCCAGCGGATTCAGCGGAATATACTGCCCGAAGATATGCCGTATTTCCTGGCGATAATTGTATCAATTTTTGCGTACTCTTTGGCGGTGATGATGCCTTCGGAACACATACGCCTGGCAAGAGCCATCATTGTCTGATAGGCTGTAAGGTTTTTTTCGTATTCACACATTTGCGTTTTCCTTTCGGCGGTATTCGGCATAACAGAGCAGGGAGCAGAAGCGGCGGTTCGCATTTCCGTAGCTTTCAAATCTCTTTCCACATTGGCGGCAGACCATTGTATAGTAGGCTTTACGGTTGACCTTTTCGGGATGCGCATTCCACCATGCCATCCGACAGCGGTCGGAGCAGAATTTCTTTTTGCGTTTGTGCGGAGTCTGTGCAAGCGGTTTTCCGCAGTTCATGCATTGGTTCAGATGATCGGTCAAGCCTTCGTTTACGATAGGGTGTCTGCGGCAAAAGGACTTGACTGTGTTTTGCGGCAGCCCTGTCAATGAGGAAATTTTTTTATAGCCGTAACCGTTGTACCGCAGTTTTGCAATTCGTTCGCGCTCCGCTTCGGTCATTTGATTTTCTCCTTTCGGCAAGTATGTTTTTCGCCATACGCAGAAAGCAAAGCGGTTTTGTCAGGGCAAATTCCAAAGAAAAAATGCCCTCCACGGAAAAATCCGCAGAGGGCAGAGAGAAGTATTACTTTTGCGTCATGTCGTGGTACCGCTTGAGCATGACGCAGAACTGCTCACGGGTGAGGGGCGAATGCAGAAGCAGGTTCCCGGCTTGATCGCCTTTGAGCAGACTTGTTTCCAACGCCCAGTTCACGGCGTCCTTTGCCCATTCGGCGGGGGTGTTGTCCTTCGGCGGAGGAGTTTGCTTTTGCAGTTCGACCCGTACATCGGAGCGAAAGGTATCCATGCTCTTTCCGAATCTCGGGAACCAGTGCATTACATCTGCATGATCCGATGCGATTCCCTTTGTATGACCTTCGGAATGGCAGAGTATCGAACCGGGTGTCAGGGAGAATTCCTTGCACAAATAGGCGCACAGTTCAACGGCTTCGGTGTAGACTTTTTGAAAATAGTCTGCGTTGTCAAGCGCATCCTCGCAGATTTCAAAGCCGATGTAGCCGAGGAAATTGGCGTTTCCCTTGCTGCCGGAACCGCTGTGCCAACCGCAGATGTCCCAAGGCAGGGTTTGATAGGTGGCAACCGTACCGTCCGCGAGCTTCCCGATAAACGCATGGACGCACACCTGGCGGCCGCCCGGCGTTGGCTGATTCCAATGGTTTTGGTACTTGTTCTCGCCAAGCAGTCCGTCATTCGGCCCCACATAGCGGCAAAGGTAAGGGTTGTTGACCCCGGTGGAATGCACCATGATGCCTTTGACAGCCATCTTTCGGTTTGCCTTGTAACAGTCATTCTCCGTGAGATACAGTTCGTGCAGATTCATTCTTCGTCCTCCGATTTCGTCTTGAGCTGTGCCAATACATCCTTGAGTTTCTGCGGAATGGGCAGTCCGAGCCGACCGCAGTTTTCCAAGATGGAGATTCCCTCATTTGAGAGGTAGAAGAAGAGGATTGCCGTTCGCAGTACCGAGCCGGTGCCGATAACCTCTGCATCTAAAATATGTGCAATACCGACCATTACGAAAATGGCCAGTTTCTTGCAGATGCCTTTGAATCCGACCTCGCTGGAAAGGGTCTTACTTAAGATCCCGCACATCAGCCCCGTGACATAGTCCAAAACCACAAATGCGAGTAAGGCGTAGAAGAATCCGTCCATTTCGCCGAAAAACCATCCTATTGTTCCGCCCAGAATCGTGACCAGCGATCGGGCGGTGTTCCATATTTCTTTCATTTCGTTTCCTCCGTAAATGTAATAAATGGGGAGAGCAGTTCCAGGTCATTGACCGAAAGACGAATGTCTTCCGAAAGCGGAATGACGACTTTCTCGGCACATGGCTCTACATCCATTTCAAGCAAATCGTTCATGGCTCTCGCGGCATCTTCGCTCAATGCCCCCGAAGCATCGACATTGTACTTTGCGATGTATCTATCCCTTTGTTCACGGAAGAAATCTGCTTCTTTCTGCAGTTCCGCGATGCTCTTTTTCAGAGCATAGGCACTGCGAAGCGATAGATTGCAATCCGCCATTTTGGAAAGGGCCGGGACCGCTAAAACGATCTCTTTTAGTTTTACTTTCATTGATTTGACTCCTCTCGGTATGATGCGATGTAGCTTTCGTACTCGGCAATTTCCGCTTTCAATGCTTCAAGTTCTGCCTGAAGCCCCGTGACATCGTAACCTTCCGGGGGATTTAAGATTGTGGCGCGGATGTCTTCATATCGGCGCTGCTTGGAAGCCAGCATAAAGAGGTCGTCCGATTTGTCAAAGGTCACGCGCTGCATGGAAGTGCGCTTGTCTGCCGTAAAACTGTTGCTGATGATTTCCGTAATCATAATTTCTCCTTATATTCCTCGCACCGTGGCATTGGAAAAGTCCCATACGCCTTTCGGGTAGTATATCTTTTGGCTTCCGTTGTACCCGGCGAAGTTGTTGCCGTAAACAAAAAAGTTGACGGCTTGCGTGGTAGGGTCGCTTTGGTAAATACCCCACATACACTTGCTGCTGTTGGCATAGGTAGAAGACGTGGCGCTCGGCGTGAAAATGCCGAAGTCTCCCCAACTGCCGTTCAGTCGTGCAAAATATCCGCTTGAATAGTTCTTGGCATATATTTTTGTGCAAGCCAGCGTGTTGGTGTTGATGAGGTCGGCGTCAATGCTGCCGGTGGTGATGTTGTCCCCGTTAATGGTTGTACTTCCGCTTGTCGACAAGTCCGAAAAGGTGACCATCCCGGAAAAGGATATGGTTGCGGACGAGAGCAGAAGCGTGCCGTACTTGAGTTTGATTGAACTGCTGGCAGAACTGTTTTTTACCGAAAGCGAGAGCCCATCGGCCACGGTTTCGGCTGCATCTTCCGCCACCGAAACCAGGTCGATTTTATTTGCGGAAAGAACAATGCTGCTTGTGTCCTCGTTAATGGCGGCAATGATGCTTGCCGAATTGATGCCGCCGTCCGAAATCACAAGAGAGATCTCCGTGGCAAGCTGCGAAATCCGTGAGGACATTTGCGTGACCGCATTCTCCGCACTGACGATTCGGGTTTCAAATCCCGATACCGAAAGGGCGAGAGAGGCTACGGAGTTTTCGGCGGTTGTAATGCGGAAATCAAACCCGGATACCGTCTGCGTCAGCGTGGATACATTCCCGCTGAGGTTGTCAATGGAGGACTGCATCCGTCCGTCTGCCGCGCGGAATTCCTGCTTTGCTTTCTGCAGTCTGTCGGCATTGTGCGCCAGCATATTCGGCACATAATCGCCGACCTCGATGCTTACCTCATAGGGATTGAACGGGTTGTATTCGATGCCTACGATGCGTGTTTCCACATCCAGGTTCATCGGCGAGAAAACAATATGCAGTTCATCTCCGACCGACAAATCGAC